AGACCGAGGGTGCTACTCTGCTATCTAAAGATGGTCGGTTCCCCAAAAAGGGTACAACCAAGCGCGTGCGCTTAGATGAAATCGGCGTACTGAAACGAGACCTGACTGCAAAACTGCAGCCAGCGGTTGCCGAAGCTCCGGTAGTTGAAACCCCTGTGGAGAAAAAACAACCCGTGGTGTATGAAAAAGGGGCGTACATACCACCGGATGAAAAAGGTGGAGACCCTAAAGCAACAGCGGGGTTTAAGGTACTCGACGAAGATAACGATATTTCAGAGAACCTAGCTGGTGCTACGCTCATAACCGGTATGAACACCGCAAGTAGAAATGCCGGTGATGGGTCTAGGTTGCTTAAAAGCATTACCGATTGGGCCGACAGTAACGGCACAACGCTAGCACTGGTCCCCGCTGCATCCCCCGATGCTGAGCTAGGCGGGTTGTCCCAAGAACAGTTGAAAGACTGGTATGCCCGAAACGGGTTTGAGGACCGCGCAGATTACATGGTGCGGGAACCCGCTGGTAAAAAAACAACCGCTGAGGAAAGAATTGCGGCGAGAGCCAAGGCTAACGTAGAAGCTAACAAAAAAGCCAAACTTGAGGCTGACAAAAAAGCCGAAGAAAAAAAAGCCAAAGCGGATAAAAGAGCCGCCGAGGAAAAAGACGAAGAGCAAGAGCAAGCTCTTAGGGATAAGGCTGAAGCTGAAGTAGACGCTGGGCCTATTGGTGAGGCACTGAGCCGTATTGATAATGGTGACCGAGTTGAGACCAAGGCTCAGCTACGCCCCTTCATGTTTAAGCTGGAAAAAAACGGCGTACTTGACGACATCAGCGATATACAAGAAGCCCTAAGTGACCGCGAGCAGAGCGCGGATGATGCGCTTGAAATCATGCGCGACCAACTTGATACCGCCCGAGAGGCGGCGATAGATGAGCGCGTTGATGAACTTAGAGAAGAGGCGGAACAGGAAGCCGAAGCCGAAGCCCCAATAGCCGAAGCCGAAGCCCCTGCGCCCGATGAAGCCCCAGTAGCCGAAGCCGAAGCTCCTGTACCACAGAAGTCAACCAGAGAACAGATGGATGACCTGATGGCCGAAATTCGGTCGCTTGACGACCAAAGAAGAGCGTTGCTCAGCAAGAATGGTCGTGCCCCAAATAAGGGCACTAACAAAGCTAAACAGTTTGAGTCGCTAGATGAGCAGCGTACCACGCTGATGCTGACTAAGTTTGTTGAGCTTGACCGCAAACTGACCGCTGAAAAAAAAGCCCAAGCCCCTACTGAAACCAAGACCGAGCCCAAGACCGAGCCCAAGACCGAGCCCAAGGCCAAAGCCGAGAAGTCCGATGACTGGGCAAGTTTTATTGACGACATAGAACAGGAAGTAGATCAAGAAATTGCTGAGACTGACGCGACAATAGGCGAGCCTCTCTTTGACCAAACACAACGCCAACCGTGGAAAGTAAGGGGGGTAGAAGGTAGAGATATTGGCGCAGAACTTACTGCTGAACTTGCAGAGGAACAACAAAAACGCCGTTCGAGAGTAGAGACCGAACGCCAAGCAAAAGCTAGGGAAACATCAGAACGGGCTACTAAAGGCGAAATTGCAAAGGCCGCAGAAACAGAACCTGATAAAGCCGCTAAAGCACGGGCTGGTGCGGTTGATGTTGTAGAGCGGTCGCTAGAAATTGTTGGTGCTCTTCAAGAAGTAGCTGGCTCTACAAATTTCCCTGCGGGCACAAGAACAAACGCAAGAAAATACTTAGCTGAAATTGCTCGGGCTAACAACGAAAACGAAGCTCCAGAAGGCAGCTTAGAACCAGCGTTCCTTTTTTTGGTAGACCTAGCTAGCAAACCCCGGTTCATGAGAACTGGCATAAACAAGTCGCTTCCGTCTATTGGCAAAGAGAAAGTTCAAGCCGTAGTAGACCTAGTGGCGTCCCGGTGGAAGAATGCCCCTACTGTGGTGGTTGCAGATAACATCAACGACGCTGCAGTCCCTGCCGAGCTACAAAAAGCCGACGCAGACGCCAAAGCTAAGGGGGCTACTGGCGTTCCCGCTGGTGTGTTCCACCAAGGCAAGGTCTACATCTTTGCCGACCAGATGAAGAGCACCGCCGAGACGGTCAGGACTCTGCTGCACGAATCCCTTGGGCACTATGGCTTGCGGGGTGTATTTGGGGAAGACCTGAAGCCAATTCTGCAGCTTGTGGCAAAAAACTTTAAGCCGGAGATGGCCGAAATAGCCAAGAAATACGGCCTTGATCTCAGTGTTGAGAAAAACGTACTGGAGGCTGCGGAAGAGATTCTGGCTAACCTAGCACAGACAAAGCCAACTATGGGTGTTGTGCAACGGGCGATTGCCGCAGTGCGTAGGTTCCTCCGCAAGATTGGCGTGGACGTAAAGTTATCCAACAAAGACCTGATCGCCAACTACATCCTCCCTGCTCGCGCCTTTGTTGAGAACCAGCGTATTGACCGTGCAGTGAGTGGTGCACCGGGGTTTAGCCGTACCACCGAAGAAGAGGACCTGACTCCAGAGCAATCCAAGATACTTGCGGACACCATACGCACTCAGGAGGAGATCGACAAGGCTGTAGCTAAGGCGAAGTTCAAGTTCGAGGAGTCTGCCAAGGCGCAGAAAGCAGCCAAGGGTGTGTCAATGCTGCAGATGGCTACGGACCCCCGCAAGGTCATCCCGGCGATGCGGGACCTGTGGAAGCGTGCTACGTCAGCGCAGCGCAACCTACTCGTAAAAATCCCGCCGACTAGCTTCTTGGCGGATTGGGTCGGTAACGCTGTGCCTGAGCTTCAGAATACGTACAAGCTGATGCAGCGTATGGGTGGCATGACTGAGCAACTGCTGAACGCTGCGGGTGAACTGACTACCGAAGTACAGCGAGCATTTCAAGCAGACCCAACCCTACGTGGTAAGCTAGACGAACTAACATCTGTAGCTACGCTGGCAGAGGTAGACCCCGGAATGGTCGATACCGTAGATCGCAACGATGCGCTGGACAAGGCGTGGAAAGATTTGGGGCCAGAAGGTCAGAAGGTATACCTGCGCATCCGCGACCATTTCAATGTGCTGTCCAAGTACCTGTCCAAGCTACTTGACGATCAGGTCAACTCGCTGAACATTGATGCGGAAGCCAAAGCCAACATCATGAAAAAGATCAGGGCTACTTTTGAAAAAGGTAGTCGGATCAACCCATACTTTCCGTTGGTGCGGGAAGGTGATTTTTGGTTATCTATGGGTTCTGGCGAAACGCGCACGTTTTTTATGGGTGGGACGGCAGCGGAGCGAGATAGCGTGGCCCGAGAATTTGCGTCAGAACGGATTAAACGCAAGGATGGTGAGTCTGAAGCAGCGTTCGAAAAGCGTGTTGACGACAAGCTGGATGAACTTGAGAAAGATGGGGAGTTTGAGATGGGCGACGACATTTCGTCCCTGCGTTCAAAGACGTACTCTCAAGGCGAGGGCAAAATGCTCACCGGGGTGTTTGACGCAATTGACAGCACAAACTTTGCTGACCCCGAAGCTGGCGGACTTTTGAAGGATGCTATCTACCAGACGTTTCTGGAGACCATGCCTGATCAGATTTTCCGCAAGCAGTTTATCCACCGTAAGGGCATTGCTGGTTTCCGGGTCGATGTGCTGCAGAACACGGCGCATCTATCTGCGCGTATGGCTACTCAGCTTGCCCGAATCAAATACTCCCCACTGCTCCGCAATTCGTTGTCGGCGGCAAAAGACTCTATCCGGGGTCGCCGAGCACTTGAACCGTTTGTAGCCGAGATGGCTAAGCGGGTGGACTCTTCTCTTGCACCTAAGACAAAATCCGTAGGCGCAGCCGTGGCCGGTGGCCTCAACAAGGCGGCGTTCATCTACTACCTAAGCGGTGCATCCTCCGCACTGCTGCAGCCGCTTAGCGTCTTTCAGACCGGTATGCCCGTGTTGGCTCGGTACGGCGCATTCAAGGCTACTCGTGAGATGGGGCGAATGCTCAAGGTGTGGTCACAGTTTGGTGTGTACAAAACCAATGCCGATGGGTCTAAGTCTTGGGTTGCCCCGTCGATACTCAACGCCAAGGACACAACCGCGATAGAACGCAAGGCGTACCGGGCAGCGGCAGAGCTAGGGCTATTTACCTCTACACAGGCTTCCTCCGTGTTTGAGTACAAGGCTACGCCGACTGACGAACTGAAAGGCCCCAAAGAGAAGTTTGCTCGGGGTACTGTGGATGCCCTAGTGCTTGGTGGCCTGATGAACTCGTCAGAGCGCATGTCCCGCGAGGCTATGTTCATGACCTCGTTTAGGCTCAACATGGAGCAGCACGGAGACTTTACCCGTGCGGTTAGTCAAGCAACTTACGACACCAACGAAGCCTTGGGTGACTACGGCGAGAGCAATCGCCCTGCATTCATGAAGAACTCGGTGGGCAAGGTGCTAACTCAGTTCATGATGTACCCCCTGCACGTAACGATGTTCCTACTCAAGAACTTCAAGGAGATGATCAAGCCCATGAATGGCCGGTCTCGCGCAGAGGCTAGCTACAAGTTCTTCGGCACCTTGGGCACTACGTATGTTCTGGCGGGTGCTACCGGCCTGCCTATGTTCAGCACTGTCATGGGGTTGCTCGGCGCAGCGTGGGAAGAGTTGAAGGACGACGATTGGGATGAGTCCATGCGGTCAATGGGGTTTGAGGCATGGTTCACAACCACGTGGCTACACGACCAATTGGGGGAGAACAAAATAGGTGATGTCTCGCTGTCAGACTTGTTGTTGCGCGGCCCCGTAAATGCGTTTACTGGAGTAGACATAGCTGGCCGCACCGGCATGAACAACCTCTGGACTCGTGAGAGCAAAGAGCAAAAAACCATACGTGAGAGTGCTACGGCTATGGCGCTGGAGAAAGCTGGCCCTGCAGCAAACATGATATTGTCTGCGGCTGACGGCATTGATGCTGCTATGCAGGGGGACTACGTTAAGGCAGCTAAGAAATGGGCACCTGCTGGGTTCCGCAACTTCGTCAATGCACATGAGCTTGCCACAGAAGGCGCAAAGGATAACAAGGGCGCACAAATAATGACCACGGATGCGTTCAGCACGGGTGTTTTGATAGTACAGATGATAGGCTTCCGGTCTGACCTCCTTGCAAATACACAGTACACGGCGTTCAAAGTGATCGGGGCTCAACAGAAAATACTCAACGAGCAGAACAGACTCCTTGAGAACCTAGATAGGGAGTTCCGAAACAATAACGCTGCTGCGTACAGCAAGCAGATAGACAAGATAGCCGACTTCAACAGGCGCTACCCTAGCTTTGAAATGGACTTGGATGCGATAGGCGATTCGCTTGATAAGCGTATGGAGCGCCGGGGCACTGCGTACATGGGTGTTGTGCCAACTGAGAAGAACCTAGTGTTGTTGGATGCTCTGAGGCATTCAGGCCGACGAGTGGCAGAAGCTGAACGCAAAGGCAGAGAGCAATAAAAAACCCCCGGTAAAGACCGGGGGTAAGACGGGGTTACCGTCAAGGAGAGGCACTAGCAAAGAAGCTAGTGTACATCAAACCCTCCAGATGCGCAACCCCTTTATGCCATCTTCAATCACTACTTTGATGACGACATCCATCTTCAGTCGTTCAGCTACAGCCAGTACCGATTTCTTGGCTGCTCGGTGGTCAATGCAGGGTACAAAGAACGAACACCCTTTGTGGAACTTTGACCACTTAATTTGATACGAGACTGTCTCGATCTTCATTTGCCAGCAATACGTCTACTTGCAAGAACTCAGATTTAGATGTATTAAATTTGAGCACGCGCACTGCAGGGGAGTCAACCTTCATGCCTTTAGCCATACGCTTGTTTGTGGCTTCCATGAACACCTCGTTCTTAGTCAGGTTGGCTAACAGGCTCTTGTAGTTCACCTGCCGCTCTACGCAGAAGTCCTTAAACTTCTTGGCGGAAACGTACAGGTGCTTGGTATCCGGTTCAAAGCGTACTAGCAACTCCCCCCGTGGCTCTAAAGACGGCATAGAGACTAAATTGCTCCGGGCGTCTACTTCTCCGTTGACCACCAGCGTATTGAGGATGTGCGCGTTGATGAACTCGCCAAGCGCAGATGCTGGGTTGGACACCGGGGGCTTAACATCGTGGCGCATCTCAGACAACATGCCCTTGAGCCATGCGTACACAGCGGCCATATCGTAGTCGTGTAGGCCAAGGTTTCTTGCGATCAAACCGCCAGCAATGTTGCACGCTGCCTGTGCCGACCAGAAACGCTCTCGGCTAGTGAACTGCACTTCCTTGTCAATGCGGGCCTGAACCTTCTTGACTAGCTCCTTGGCCTCCTCCAAGTTGTTGACCAGCCAGCTTATGTATATCTCACCTGCATGGCCGTAGTTCTCATTGAGTTGATGGTCAAACATCTCCTTACCCACAGCCACACCAATCACGTTGTTGGGCTCGATCTTGTACTCCATCAAGCGCACGGACTCACCATCGGGCGTGTTCTTGAGCATCGACAGCTTCTCGTGAAAGCTGGCGTTGGCCGACGCTAATGTCATGTTTTTCCATGAGGTGTTGTTGAGGCGCAGTGCGTTGGTTGAGCCCGTCATACGGTTCTTACCTCGACCATGACTGATGCCGTACGCCAAGTCCGAAAAGTCTAGGGGGCGCATGTTGGTGATCTCGTCGATGGTGTTGGGTAGGTTGTTCATCACCCCTAGCTGCTGCATCTTTGCGTTGAGCGTGTCCTTCTCAATCGCCATCAACTCCTTGGGTTGGCCGTAGACGCTATTGCACATACGCAAGATGGTGGACTTACCAGAGCCAGCCTCTTCGTAGATCACGTTGATGATTGCCCCATCCAAACCAGTGAACGGCATGAGTGGTGAGCCGAATGCTGTAAGCGCTGCAAACGCATGGGGCTCCATACCGGGCCGAGCGTATAAGTTAAACACTTCCTTCCATTTGTCAAAGGTGCCCTTAGGATGAATTTTCTCCGCAAAGAATTCTGTAGCTGTTGTCGGCGGGCTGTAGAACACCCCGTCCTTAGTGATCTCTCGATCACCCATGATGAACTTGCTGTCACCCTCTACCCATCCGAATTGTGTTCTCATAATGTCTGCTTTCTTTGAATACTGTAGGTTCTTGATGAACGTGACCACGTACACGGCCAAGTGTTCATACTGCTTGTGGTGTGCCACTACACCTTGTTGGGCTAGTGCCTTACGCAACTCATCCTTGGACGATATAGCTGCTGTCGATATCGCAAACTCTCTAATGCTATCGTGCGGTAGGTGCAGGCGAAACAAAATGACTTCTCCTACCCCGGGGTCTCTCATGCGCTTTACTACGTACAAGTCGTGCTCATAGACCATCTCAGGGTCTGCTTCATCCTCCATCGGCTTCCTGTAGACACCACCGTTCTTACCCCGAAAAAATGGGAATGGGTACTCAGGTATGGTTACAGTCTCCACCCCCTCCTTGGTCTCTACGGTCACTTCGTTGTCGGCGTCATTAGCCTCCTCTATCTCGACACCAAGCACGATGGGGGACTTGATCTTCCCCTTGTGCTGACAGTCGGTGCACCCTGATGGGTTTAACTTTTCAAACGTGGTGCAGCGGTGTGGACCCCCGTGCTTCACGATCTGCTCTACCTTGCGCTCTACCTCGTCAGGGTCGTAGCCCGGATGGTTACTCGATAGCTTGTGTGCTGCCTTGTCCTTGTCGATACAAAACGCAGCAATGGATAATGCCGACCTCCACAACGGCTCGTCTATATCTGCTTGGTTCTCAAAGCAATGGAGCAACTGTGCACAGCCGACTCCGTTTGCTGACTTCAGCATGATGGTCTTAAACCGCTTGATCTTGTTGCCCAGCAACGCTTCCATCATTGGGCTCATGGCACGGGGGATAAAGTCAGGCTTCTCTTCCTTGGGTTCTGCTGCTCCTAGTAGTTCTTTTAGTTTTGCATAAGGTATGCGAGCACTGCGCTCGTTAAGCACAGTGACAGGTTGGGGGTCGGACTGCTTGAAGTTAAAAGTACCGGGTATGCGGAGGATGCGCGATGCCTCAAACACCGACGAGTCCACTATGAAGCCTTGCTCTGTGCAAAGCTCTCGGAGTCGTTCGGCGAGTGGCTCCCACTCTGCGCGGGAGACTGTCTCAGCAAGCAGCCAGTAGGCATGAATCCCGTAGCCAGAACTCACCAAGATGGGTCGAGGTAGGCTAACAGCTACACAAAACTTCTGGAACTCGCTAAGCCCTGTTGCTTGGTCGATGTAGCCCTTGATAACGCCCTTCTCATCTGGTGCTGCCTTCGTGGGGCCGCAGTCAATGTCCATCCATAGCGCACGAAAGTACGTGGCGTTGGCGTGCGTGCGATTGTTCAGGGGGCCGTACTTGGCGCAACCAAAATACGTATCTACACCGTTGGCTACAAACCGCTCGGCTATCGCGTTAAGCTCTTCCCTAGTATCTACAAACTTCTGATCTGGGTACCGTCCAATCCCCATCACGCAGTACCGCCCTTCTGTAGGCAGTACAGCGTCAAGTAGGTCAAAGTCAGGCATGATGTTTGCGGTTTTTGAGTGCGTGCAGGTACTTGCCAATTTTGTCAGAGTGACTAGCGCTGGGAGTCACTGACCCCCAGAACCAGTTGTAGACGGTGGCCCGACTTACGCCAAGCCTATCCGCTACGTCTTTGACAGATATACCAAGTGCGATGCAACGACTGCCCAGATACACGCCAATTGAGCCATCGTCTGCATTGGTGTTTGCGTCAACTAGCCGCTGGCTGTATCCGTAGCTCATAGGTTACTCCTCGTCACTCCATGCAGCGAGCACAGAACCCAAGTCACGCTTGGCCGTAGGCGCGGGGGGCTCAACCTTTTTGCTTTCGCGTTTGGTGGGCTCGGCGACCTCCTCGGTTTCCACTTTCGCAACCTTAGGGGCTGGCGCTACAGGCTTTGGTGCTCCCAACTTAGCAAACCCGTCTGTCCGCGCTTGAAACGAAGTCATGGTAATCATCTTATGCACCTCGGGGGTGTCGCCAACCTTGGTAATCACATCGTATTGGTGGCGCTTGATGTGCTCCACAGCAGAAAACAGGATCGACTGGTTGTCGTTGTTTTCGTTGAAGCTCAACTTGGTGATGTACCAGTCAAGGCTCTTGCCGTTGTTGCCCAGATACTTGACATAGCCCTCAAACATATGAGCAGTGGGGGTTGGGCTGTCACCAAACAAAGACTTGGATGCCAAGTTCATCTGATAGACCGAGCCCTCAAGCGCGGTGTCAAAGTCGTCTTCAAGCAGCACGGCAATGCGGCGGGTGTAGCGGCAAGCCTTAGAGTTACCTTGGCCTGAGCCCTTGATGTTCTGAGGGCAGGAGTCGCAGCGGTCAGCTTGCCTATTTTCAGACCCAACGTCGGGGACGTTGCCATCGTTGGAGAAACAATCGGGGGATACCGGCTTAGCATCAGGAGTCCACTGCGATGTGTAAAAGACGCGCCCAACTTTGGGGGACGAGTTGACAATGATGACGTTCAGGTCACCCTTGATTTTGCCCATCTCCTTGCCGCCGACTTCCTTGCGGAAGATGCCGTTCTTGGGCACGATGCGCTTGATGCCCGTATTGCCCATGAGGGACTTGGTAAGCTCGCTGACCCCGCCAGATTGCAGGAAGTCGGGGAGGTCTTGGTCGATAACTGTAATGTTGTTCATTTGGTTTCTTTCGTTAATTTCATTTTGCTTTACGGACTACCACGGTGTACTCACTCTCGACATTCAGACCCATAGGCAGAAGGTCAGGATTCTCAACAAGAAATTCCTTCATGTTTGTCTGATGAAGTCGTTTCTCTAACAGGCCAAATGCACCTTGCTCTCTAATAAAGGTGTACATCGAATCCCAATCGTTCGTCCAGTACCGTGACTTAACCGAGCGAATGATTGTGCCGTATGGGGTCTTGATGCTACTTGCGTTCAACTCTTTACATGCGTCAAGCATGTTGGTTTCCAGCAGGTCCATCTGCTCTTGCAGAACAGAGTCATTCGTAGCGAACTCCGTTTTTAGCACAGCCCGAGCGTCACGAATCTTGAGGTAGACGTTAGCTAGCGCGGCCAAGTTTGGGGGGCTCTTATCCTCTGAAATTTCTTCAGTCATCTAATACTCCTAATGGTTGGTGGGAATGTAGGCTACCTGCCTACGGAACTGACTATAACACAAGATTGTACATTGTCAAACGATTTATAAAGAAATTTCTTGATGGTACAGATCAATGATTTTTTGGTGGTTGCCTATGTTGTTGCGCAGGAGAGAGTAGACCTTGGCTTCTACCGGGCTCCCTGATATGTGCACGATGGTCATGTTGTTTTTCTGGCCGGGGCGGTCAATGCGTGCGTTGGCTTGCAGGTATGTCTCTACGCTGGTGCAGGGAGCGTACCAGATGATAGTGTCGGCGGCGGTTAGGGTTAACCCGTGCGCTGCGGCTTGTGGCTGGATGATGAGCACCTTGATGGTCGGCTGCTCTTGGAAGCTCTTAACGATGTCACTACGTTGGTTGAGGCTGACAGCACCGTTGATGACCGCGCACGTGATGTGTTGCTTTTCAAGGTGCTTCTTTAACAGGTCGATGGTATGTGTAAACGGAACGAACACAAGCACCTTGTGGCTTGACTCGTCGATGATCTCCTGCACCACGTTTAGCCGGTTGCTAACATCGAACTCAATCACCTCGCGGTTGTCTGTGTACACCGACCCGCATGAAATCTGCAGCAGCTTGCTCACCTGCACGGCGGCGTTGACTGCGGTAATCTCCTCCCCTGCGGCCTCGATGAGCATCTGCTTTTTTAGGATGCCATAAAACTTTTGTTGCTGCGGGGTAAGTGGTGCGTCACGGTCTACGAAAGTAATCGGTGGCAGATCAAGGCACTGGGCTTTCTCAAACCGAATTGCTGGCTGAAGTATCTTGTGCACAGTAGCCTGTGCGCTAGGTTTGGGCACCCACCGATACAAGCTCACTTTGTTCATTACCGTATCCTTGAACTGCCCAAAGAACGGCGACACTGAAGTGGGGTTGACGAGCTTTGCCAGCCCGTAAGCATCGGCGGGAGACTGCGCTGCTGGCGTACCAGTAAGCATCCACAAGCCCTTGATTACTTTGTTGAGGTCTCGCAGTGCCTTCCACCTGTCTGTCTGCGCGTTCTTGTACGCTGACGCCTCATCGACTACGATCAAGTCGAACCCACCAGCAAGTAGTTCCTCTTTGACAACCGCGACCCCATCGTAATTTATTACAACGAACTCGGCACCGCTTTTGACGATCTCCTTTCGCTTGGCTGCACTACCGTAAGCAACAGCAACAGTTCGGTGAATTGCAAACTTGAACAAGTCAGCCTGCCAAGCGGCCTTCATGATGGACAAAGGGCATACCACTAACACACGCTTTACCGCCCTGATGCTCATCAAGTAATCGACTGCCCAGATCACTGATGCAGTCTTGCCGGTGCCCTGCTCGTTGAAGCAAAACGCCTTGCGGTTGGAAATCAAAAACTCTGATGTGACCTTTTGATGGTCGAATGGCTCAAACCCATGTGGTCGGGGCCACCCATATTCTGATAAATTCATTTTTTCTTCGGCTTGTTAACCTTGACGGTATGGTCTGAGTTGCGGCTAAACGAACGGTTGGCACTCGGCGACTTGAGCTTTAAGTTGCTCGGCGCATTGGTGCCGCCTTTGCTCAGGGGGATTGAGTGGTCGATGTCCTTACCTGTGCGGTCAACACCCTTAGCGTCCATCTCGTCACGGGCTTTCTGTCGCACCGCACGGGTAGGGGCTTCGCCTCGCTCAACTTGCTGGGCGTACTCTTTTTTGTACGGGCGGGGTTTGTTTACGTAAGGCATGATTAGTCCTTTGTGATTGCTGATATCTTGGTATTTTCCCATAGCGGCTTGCGGCCTTCTTCCTCGATCCCGCGCAGCATCTTACCGACTGATACGGCAACCTCTAGCATCATTTCAGATTTGTACTTGTCCAATTCCTCGTGGATGATCTTACCCACCATGTTCACCACTACACGTTCGACAACTTCTTTCACTCGGCGCTTTAGTTCGCCCTCAAGGATGAGAGCGGTATCAGTTTCTTGGTTGGTCATTTGGTTCATCTCAACTCCTGTTGTACTCGCAGTCTTTCACCGCGCAGAACTTGCACAGCGGCCCACTAACGGGGTTCCACACCCCGCTCTTTATTGCTGCTTCGATACGCGCAACATCAACTGCGGACTTGTCCATGTAGGTGTCCTTCAACTCGGCAAACTGCTCGGCTTTGACGAACTCTTTGGACACTACAAAAATCAAGGCAGACTTGACCTTCTTGATCTCCGGGAACTTGGCAAACAGGCCACAGGCTACAAGGTCTAGTTGCTTTTTGTCCGCGTATCTTGCGTTCTTGCTTGTCTTGTAGTCCACGGAGTGAGCTATCCCCGTCGCCCGATTGATGACCACCAGATCGGCAATGCCGTGCCACCACACATCAGGTGCGCTGAAGTCACACGCCTTCAAGTCTTTGGTCAGGCCCAGCTTCACCTCGACTAGCTTCTCGCCGGGGATTGCTTTAAGGATATCCAGCACCTCTTGCATGTACTCAAACTGCGGCGGTACCGGTGTGCCCTTGCTGATGTAGTCCTCGGCCACAGTGTGTGCAGCCTTACCGTATAGCGTAGCCGTTGTATCTGGATCACGTACAGCGTCCGGGGCAACCTTAGCGTGGTAGTACTTGCGTGGGCACTGCTGGAAGGTCTTCAGCGAACTGAACGACCAGACGATTGGTTTAACAGTCTCCATAGCTATCTCCATATCCAGATTCACAGTTGAGGGGTAGTTCCAGCGCCCATTTGGGTCTGAGTCGCATACACAACTCAACGTACTCCTTGGCTGTTTCAGCCTCGGCTTTAGGGGCTACGACAGCAATCGCATCGTGCACGGTCATGACCACCCGATACTTCTTCGCCACCATGAGCATCTGCTCACCTATGACGATGCGGGCTAGCGCCTGACATACGTTCTCTATCACCTTACCACCGTATATGCGGTTGGGGATAACTGTTTTGCCCTTCTTGGTGTCGTACACAACTTCGACCTTGCCTGTCTTCTCGTCCTCGCGTAGGCGCAAGTTTGGGTAGCGCAGGTATAGCCCATTGGGTAGCTTGATGCCGTTGGCCCCGTCCACCTCCAGCACCTTATCGCGGCCAAAACTTGTTTGCTGGTTCTGTAGTATTGCTTTAAGTACGTCACCAGCTTCTGCCCACAGCCTAACAATGTTAGGGTAGGTAGCCCGGTAGGTATCAATGATTCGCTTGGCCTCGTCTAGCTCAACGTCAACGCCAAAGTTCTTCAGTTGCAACTTGAACTTTGCTGCGCCCATGCCATAGCCTGCACCGAGAATTGTGGTCTTACCCACAAAGCGTTCACGCTCGTCAGCCTTGGTAATCTGGCGTCCGTAGATGGCTGACGCCATGATGCAGTACACATCCTCGCCCTTATCAAATGCTTCAACCAAGTCATTCTGCCCAGCTAGCCATGCCAGCGTACGGGCTTCGATCTGGGATGAGTCTGAGTCCAACACAACGTACCCATCGGGGGCAATGATGGAATACTTCAGCGGGGATTTGCGTGGCAGGTTCTGCAGGTTGAGCTTGTCGTCACCGCCCCATCGGCCTGTGTGTGCAGCGTAGTAGCGGAGGGGAACTGGCATAGAACCGCGTTTGGCGATCCCAATAAACCTCTCAGTCCGTGTCTCCTCGATGGTTGACTTGACCCCAAGCCGCGCAGCGACGATGGCCTGCACGGTCGCGTTGTCATGCTCAAGTAACGCCTTGAACTCCTCATCGGTCTTAGCAAATGCGTAGGTCTGTTTGCCGTTAGTTGGGCTAATCTTCATGGGCGCAACCACACCCAAGCCTTCAAGCACCTTCGCAAGCTGCTGGTTACTCATCAACTGATCCTTGTCGATCAACATCTTGCTCAGCAACTCCTGCTTCTTGCGCCTAACCTCACCCAAGTGCACGGTCAGAATCCCCTCGTCCAACTGCAGCACGGGCTCAGAGAACATGCGTATGGTCAGGTCAATCAATCGCAACTCACTCGGCGGGAAACCCTCGGCCATTTTTTGGAACAGCGCGTAGGTTATGGCCGTGTCGTTGCAGCAGTACTTGCCGTACTCTGCTAGCTGCTCCTTAGGAAAGTCCTTACGGCGTAGCCCTTTCGCCATGACTACCTCAGTGCCTTTAGTGCCCACCCCATAGTGCTTTGCAAGTACAGCCAAGCTGCCACCGACCTCAGTGCCGTGCAGCGCACGGCCCATCGACAACGTGTCCAACCAGCCCTTCGGCTTGATACCAAATACCCACGTAAGGATAGACGCATCGAACGCAGCATTGTGAGCTAGGGCTAGACTATTCTCCCAATCGAACTTGCGCAGGAATACAGCGGTCTGTATCATGTCCCCGGTAAACCACTCGGGCTCACCGTCATCTACCTGCACCGACACACCAACGACCTCAAACTCAAAGGAGCGCACGTACTCCTCGTTGGTCATCTTGGTGAGGCTGAACTCTTGCGAGTAGTAGGTCTCAAAGTCTAGGGTAAGGATGTTCATGTTTTCATCATTTGTATTAGTTGTTCTAGGTAGGCAAGTGTGTCTTCGTTGACTACCGTTGCTGTGCCGCCAGCGTCCTTGATCTGCTGGATGTTCTTATCCTGCAGTGCAGTCGTCGTGCCTTTGCCAGCCTTGGCTTCGATACCGAGGAAGTGGCCGTTGACGCAGCAGAGAAAGTCGGGGACGCCTGAGTTACCGTAGCCGGTGCCTATTGGCATAGCGTAGTAAACATTGTGGGCCTTGAGGATGCCCTTGATCTTTGCCTTGACCTTGGTCTCGGGGGTTGTTGCCATCTAACACTCCAGTCGTTTATGGAGCCTAATGTACCACAACATTTGACTTTGTACAAGTACAGGCGTAAAAAAACCGCCCGGAGGCGGTTGGTGTTTACCCTAACAATGTTAGGCTGCTGCGGTCTTTTCGATGCGCTGTATCTCTCGGGCCAGATACCACTGCGCCTTCTGCAAGTCCTGCAACTGATTGCCTTTGTGGTCGGCACGGGTGATGTACTTGACCACGTTGCCAATGTTGTAGGTCAGTTGCTTAGCCTCAATGAAGTCAATGGTCTCGATGCCCCCCACCTTGTAGTGGTCGGGGTGATTTACTGGATCGCTCATTTGTCTTTGCCTTTCTGTTTTTTGATGAACTCAATAAGAGCCTCCCGCATCTTCGCCTGCTTTGTGTA